GGATTAGGAAGTGCTGAGTTTTCTGGTTATATTGATACTGGCAGCTATATCCTCAATGCTGTTTTATCTGGCAGCATTTATGGCGGTGTTGCTAATAATAAGGTTACTGCTTTTGCAGGCGAGCAGGCTACAGGTAAGACCTTCTTCGCCATGGGAGTTGTACAACAGTTTCTTCTTGATAATCCTGACGGCGGCGTTATCTACTTTGATACTGAAGCTGCTGTCACTCGTGATATGATGTCCAGCCGTGGTATTGATACCACTCGTGTAGTTGTCTCGGAACCAGATACAATCCAAAAGTTTCGTCATGTATGCTTAAACATTATTGACAAGTATACTGATACTCCTGAAAAGGACCGTAAGCCTATGCTTATGGTTCTAGATAGCCTTGGTCAACTCTCTTCGTCTAAAGAGATGGAAGATACAGCCGATGGCAAAGATACTCGTGACATGACTAAGGCTCAGCTGATCAAAGCTACCTTCCGTGTCATTAACCTCAAGCTCGCTAAGATTGGCGTGCCCCTCATTGTAACCAACCATGTGTATGCAGCAGTTGGTTCATATATTCCTACAAACGAGATTGCAGGTGGTAGTGGTCTGAAGTATACAGCTTCTACTATTGCGATGCTCGGCAAGAAGAAAGACAGAGATGGTACTGATGTTGTAGGTAACATCATTAAAGTGACAATGTACAAATCTCGTCTATCTAAAGAAAACAAACGTGTTGAAGTAAAGCTGTCATACAAGACAGGTCTGGATCGTTACTATGGTCTAGTTGATATTGCTGTTAAGCATGGTATCTTCAATAAGGTTTCTACTCGTATTGAATTACCAGATGGTACAAAGACTTTTGAAAAGTCTATCTACAAGGAACCTGAGAAGTACTTTACTAAAAACATTTTGGATCTAATCGATAAAGCAGCCAAGAAAGAGTTTGCATATGGAGAAGAACACACCGATACAGATGTGGAGGAAGAATATGAATCGAGTGATACCACACTACCAGATAACGGAGAATAAGAAAGACTTCCCTGAATGGGGCGTCAAGATTCTCTCTGGTGACTTTGCTGATATTGAATTTGTAGTCGATCGAATTGGTATTCCCGAACAGGTCGAAGACGATGACACTCCAGTAGCTGTAAAGATTGAGTATACATTGCTACAGGGCGAGTGTCCTGAAGGTGAAAACATTCGTTTAACACAGACGATTGGTTGGATTATTGAGGATATTATTGAGTGATTGAAACTAAGATTCTGAGTAACCTACTATACAATGAAACGTATGCTAGGGTTGTTATTCCGTTCCTACAGCCTGAATACTTTCAGTCCCATAGCGACCGACAAGTATTTGAAACCATTACCAAGCATTATGTAAAGTACAATACTGTGCCGACTAAGGAGTCGCTGCTGATTGATATTGACACTATTGGTCTGAATGAGAGGTTGTATACAGATGTATCTGATGCTATCAAATTACTTGATGAGAAGGCTTATGATGACTCACAGTGGTTGATTGATCAGACTGAAAACTTTTGTCAAGAGAAAGCTGTATACAATGCAATTATGAAGTCTATTGAGATTATGGATGGTGAGACGAAAGAAACAAAAACATCTATTCCTGATCTTCTATCAAAAGCTCTTGGTGTATCCTTTGATCAACATATTGGTCACGACTTTATTGATAATGCAGCTGAGCGGTATGAATCATATCACAAAGTAGATAAGAAGGTTGACTTTGATCTGAAGTATCTGAATGCAGTTACGAATGGTGGCTTTAGTGAAAAGTCGTTAAATGTTATTCTTGCTGGTACTGGTGCTGGTAAGTCACTTGCAATGTGTCACTTTGCTGCTCACAATCTAAAGATGCATAAGAATGTATTATACATTACATTGGAGATGTCTGAAGAAGCAATTGCTAAACGCATCGATGCAAACTTACTTGACAAAGCATATGATACAATTGACAAGTTACCTGAAGACACTTATAAGAAACTGATTGATGGTTTACAGACAAAGACTAAAGGTAAGCTAATCATTAAGGAATATCCTACTGCAGCTGCGCATGCTCTTCACTTCAAGACATTGTTAAAAGAACTTGAGATGAAGAAGAAGTTTAAACCAGACATTATCTACATTGACTATATCAATATTTGTGCTTCGTCTCGTCTGAAGGGTAACTCTATTGCAAACTCATATACAATTGTTAAGGCTATTGCTGAAGAGCTTCGAGGGTTAGCTGTAGAGACTGGTGTTCCAATTGTAACAGCTACACAGACGAATCGTGATGGATACAATAGCTCAGATGTTGATCTTACAAATACTTCAGAGTCATTTGGTCTACCAGCTACAGCTGACTTTATGATTGCTCTGATGAGATCTGAAGAGTTGGATCAGCTTGGTCAAGTACAGTTTAAGCAGCTAAAGAATCGTTACGCAGACCCATCTGTCAATCGTAGGTTTGTTGTCGGTGTTGACCTAACTAAGTTTAGGTTGTTTGATGTCGAACAAGACGCACAGGACTTGTATGATAGTAATAATACACCTGTGATGGATGAAATGACATTTAGAGACACAAAACCTAACTTTGGAGGTATGAAGGTATGAGTAACTATAGATTAGAAGGAAAGTCAATTGTTGAGAATCAAACAGGCCATACAATGTTTGAATCTAACAATAAACGTGAACTTCATAAGAGGTTAGCATTTTTAAACATGGGAGGAGCGTTTGATGGATGGACTCCTGACTTTTTTTTGTTAGAAATGCCAGAAAATAATTACTTAGACGATTAATAATGTTATAAATAGTTATGTGTGGCAGTGTGTCTATCGATCTGTATCCCTGCCATATGATTGTTCGTTGGTTAGCAGATGCCAGTGGCAAGAGCGCTAGTAAGGTCCGTGCGGGGATCCCTAATGCTGATTGGAAGTGACGGGAGTTTTTCTTTGGGGTTAAGCCTGTCCGAGCAATATAAAAAGAAAGAGGGTAGTCTGCAGGACTGCCCTCTTTTAGTTTCACGTTTACGGTTAGAGTTGAACAAGTGATTGATAATCATAATTTTATTTATAATCTGCTTACCTCGGAACACGCTATTTCTAAGAAAATATATTTTTTTTTCTAGAGTTTAAAAATTATAAATAGTTTCATAAATAACCCTTAATGCGCAAACAAGGTAAATTAAAATGACTGAAGAAGTTAAAAACGAAGCTGAGGAAGTTGTTGAAACAACAGAAGCTCCTCAAAAAACAATGATTGATATGATTGCTGAGAGAATGAGTGAACAGGCTCGTTATTCATCTTTCTATCAACTCAACGAAAAACCATCTGACAAACCAGACATCGACAATGCTGATAAGGTAAATGCCGAGAAGAAAAATGCTGCTGGTGAAAAGACTATGCAAGCTGCTGGTCTTGAAATGCCAGCAGAACAAAAAGGCGGCGCTGGTGGTTCAACAGCACGTCCAGCCGATAAAGCTGCTGGTGACAAAGCTCCATTGAAGACAATGAAGAACGGTGCTGTAATTGGTGAGAACCCAGACAACGCTGAAGCATACAAAGCTATGAATGTTAAGTTGGGTGAATCAAAAGACATCGATGCTGATAATGCTGAAAAAGCTCTGAAGCACGACTGTGCTACTCACGTTGTTCACAAAGAGCACGGTGAAGGCAAATGTGTCCCAGGTATGCACACTCTTGAAGAAAATGAAGATGGAACCGGTTACGTAACTCACTACGACGTAATGTTCGAAGGTGAAGATGGTCCATACATCGTTGAAGATTGCCCAGTAGAAGAGCTGGAAATCGTTCAAGAAATGAACCATGGCCACATGAAGAAAAAGTCTAAGAAGTAATCACTTCTCCTATAATAATAGTAAGAAGCCTCCTGATAAATAAGTCAGGAGGCTTTTTTTATGGCTGATAATTTTACTTCTTTGATTACAAAGGCGCTAAATGTAAGCGCTGATGAAATACCTGCAGTTGTTGATAGGTACACTATTAAACCAGGCTTAATGAGAATCAGTACCCCTGATCTCGATACGTTTAATCGACTGTTCAAGATAACAACCAACGCTGGTGTTGGTAACGGTGAGGTGGCTCTCTATTGGCTATACAACTGGCAAATAAAACCTGGCAATCCAATGAGGCCTGGTAAGGCATTCGAGAATCGTGGTGGCAATGCTGCTGACCTTATGATTAACGGTAAGCCTGTTGAAGTTAAAGCTACAAAGAATCATAACACTATTGGTCTAGGTAGATTCGGATCTCAGAAAGATTTCATCAATATGGTGGAGTTGGTTCTAGGTGTATTCAACTTTATTGAAGGCGATCAGAACAAACGTATTAGTCTTAATAAGTTGAATTATGAGGACCTAGTTACAGCTTCTGAAGCATTCTGTGAGTTTCGTCAACTACTAATGGGTTCAAGACGTCTACAAGAGTATAAAGTATTTCAAAAGGCATTGAAGTCAATGCAAGAGTTTGATCAGACTGCATCCAGGGCTGGCATCAGTGAAATATGCTATCAAGGTCTAAATAAAAGAGCTGGTGGTGAAAAGATTGCAGGAGAGATATCCAAATACATTCTCAAAGAAATGCTAGGCAATAAGCCAGGTGATAGAGGTTATCTTGTTAACCTGACTACACAAGGTTCTGGAGCAAGTATCAAATATGATAACGTCAAGGCTATCATGTATCACTATATTGACCTAGATAACATGGCTACAGATCCGCAGACATTAGGCGGAAGACCTAAAGGATTTAGCTTTGAAGGCGGAAAACTTTCTGTAAACTTTACTAAATTATTCTCATAATAACTGTTGACCTTTTTCCATTTATGTCCTATTATAAGATATAGTTAAGAGAAAGGAAAGAACTATGAGTAATATGAATAATGAAATGATTTTGGAAAATTATTATGAAGAGGGTTTGGCTCTTGGTATGACCGAGGTCGAAGCTGAAGAATACGCATATAAAATGATGGAAGATAATCAATATGTTTGAGGTTCGTAAGTGGGATTATTAGTGTTGACTTTTTATTCATTATAGGTGATAATAAGAAGTAAGTGAGAGAGAGGTTTGTTATGAGTAAGAATACACACATGGAGCATATTGAGGATCTGATCATCAACGAAGGTTACGTTGGTGGTGTGAAGGCTATTCGTCATCTATTGGATCTTCGCGATGGCGTTGATAATGTAACTGTGAAGTGGGACGGAGCTCCTGCTATCTTCTTTGGTATTGACCCTGAGGACTGTCAGTTCTTTGTAGCTACTAAGGGTGTATTCAACAAGACACCTAAGCTGTACAAGTCTGTATCTGATATTACTGGTGACGCTAAGGTCAGTTCTGACCTAGCTGCTAAGCTGTCTCAAGCATTCAACTGGCTGTCTAAGCTGAACATCTCTGAGGGTGTCTATCAGGGTGACCTGATGTGGACTGCTGATGATGTAGCTGAGGACGGCTTTGTTCATCCTAACACTATCGTATACAAGATTGATGAGGCTAAGGACCATAAGTTTGGTATTGTCGTTCATACGAAGTATCAAGGTCAGCGTTTGGATCTTATGACAGCTAAGTTCATCAAGAAGATTCCTGACTGGATGGCTCATGTTCCTGGTCTTTGGATTCGTGGTGCTGGTTACGAAGGTAATCCTAGCTTTGTTCTGAACGGTCGTATCTCACAGCTGTGGGACCTTCTGGACAAGATCAATCCTGCTTATCTTGATGGCTTGGCTGCTTCTGAGCTGGCTCAAGAGCGTCTGAAGTGCTTTATCAATACATTCGTTCGTACTGGTGAGCGTAAGATTGAGTGGAACCGATTCCGTGTTTGGAACAATGCTTACTATGCTGGCGAGGAAGCTAAGCGTAAGACTGAGAAGGGCCAGGCTGCTGTTGAGGCTAAGCGTCTTGAAGTTGACCGTGCTGTGATCGACTTCTTTGACCATGAGTACAATCTTCTGACTGAGTTCTACCTTCTGATGACTCGTGCTAAGGAAGAAGTTGTCAATAAGCTGAATATTTGTAACCGTGGTCCTGACACATACTTCCGTGATAAGCAAGGCTGGCTTCATGCTACCAACCCTGAAGGCTATGTTTCTATTGCTAAACACAGCGCTGTTAAACTTATAAATA